AAGAACCAGGGATACATCCTGATCACGTATCCTACGAAGGTGGATTACTTTCGGGCATGCAGCTGCAGTATAGGACGCGAAAAGTATCCGTGGTACTTTATGGGACCGGCGGAGAGACAGTCAACAATGGACGAAGGATCCAGGCGGAGCTGGGCATCATATGACAGCTTCCGAGCACCGGAAGAGTTTCATAGACAAGCGAAGTACGGGAGGTAGCGTATGATAGCTGGACTGACGATAGGATTTGCAGCGGGTGCGCTGTTCGGCGTACTGCTGATGGCCGCGATGGTAGCCGCACACAATGCGGATGAGCAGGAGATGCATCCAAAGGAGTAACACATGAAGCATATGATTGATGCCAGGACGATATGCCCATACTATAAGCACGAGAATCCGTCCGTCATATACTGTGATGGCGTACAGGACGGATCAGTGATACACCTGGCTTTTGCTACCAGATCAGGGGCAAAGGATTATAAGCAATCATACTGCAGGACATGCTACACGAAATGCAAAATATACGCGCTGTTGGACAGCATAAATTTGGGGCCGGATTAACCGGTCCCTTTTTTTAAAAAAGTGAGGAAATACCTCAAATTTAGGGGGGGTTTATTTTTGATTTTGTGCTCAGTAGAATTTTAGTATGCGGAGGAATAGCGATGGCGGATAAATGGAAGAAAATCCGCGCAGAGTACATCCGAGGCGGAACAAGCTACCGCAAGCTTGCTGAAAAATACGGAGTCTCGTTCAACTCCCTGAAAGACAGAGCACGATCAGAAAAATGGACAGACCTGCGGGAACAGAAGCAACACAAAAGCACCACAAAAATGGTTGAAAAGATCGCAAGTCAGGAAGCAGAGGAAGCGGTAGATCTATCCGATATCGCGATGCTGCTTGCGAGGAAGATCAGGGAGAACATCGAGAACGGTGTATATACCATGAACAGCAAGGACGTATATTACACGTCCAGCGCCATGCGTAACCTGAAGGAGCTGTCCAGAGAAAAGGCGATCCGCGACTGTGAGGAACAGCTGGCCAGGATCGATAAGCTCCGGAAGGAAGCGAAGGAAGATGAAGAGAGCAAGGATATCAGAGTCATCATCAGCGATGACCTGCAAGATTACAGCCAGTAACGGAGGTTGATATGGCAAAGACAATTACTATTCCGGACGGATATAAGCCGCTGGAGATCGTGATCAATGGATGCGTCTATGTGTATATGCCCGGTGAGACCGTGAGCGTACCTGATGAGGTAGCTTCTGTTATCGCAAATATGCAGGATCAGAAACCGGAAGAGTCTTCCGAGGTTAAGCAGGAAACCATCAGCTATGATCCGGTAGCAGACGCCGGTAAGCTCCTTGGAGTGCAGAACGGTGCTATGGGCTGGTCAAAAGCGATTCCGGACAGGGTGAAGGCTCTTGAAGACAGCCAGTACACGACTATGGACATCCAGGACATTGCTGCCGGCGTCGTGGAAGAGAAGGTGCCTGACGCACCGAAATCCGACGGAGCGTATATCCTTACATGCACAGTATCGAGCGGATCTGCCACATTTACCTGGGAAGCGGCTGAAGCGTAATGGATGGAAGGAGCTGATCCGTATCAAGACGCTAACTATCTCTCCGCCGTCCGATAAGCAGAGACGTTTCCTCCTTGCGTCATCAAAATACATCGGATTTGGCGGCGCCAGAGGAGGCGGGAAGTCTTGGTCTGTCCGGACAAAGGCTAAGCTTCTCGCTATCCGGTATCCTGGCATTAGGATCCTGATCATGAGACGTACGTATCCGGAGCTGATCAACAACCACATAAACATCTTGAGGACGGAGCTTGTTGGCATTGCCAGGTACAACGACAAGGACAAGGTGCTCAAATTCAGTAATGGATCCAGCATCAACTTCCATTACTGCGCGAAGGATGCGGATCTGGACAGGATACAGGGTGTCGAATACGACATCATATTTCTGGACGAAGCCACTCAGTTCTCTGAGTACCAGATGAAGGTCATCGCCGCCTGTCTCCGTGGCGCGAACAGCTTCCCGAAGCGGATGTACTACACCATGAACCCTGGAGGACAGGGGCATCAGTACGTGAAGCGTCTGTTTATCGACAAACAGTACGAGGATGGAGAGGACCAGGAAGACTACGAGTTTATACAGTCTCTGGTGACAGACAATAAAGCGCTGATGGAATCAGATCCGGACTACATCCGGCAGCTGGAAGCACTCCCGCCGAAGCTGCGTGAAGCTTGGCTTCATGGATCATGGGACGTGTACGAAGGGCAGTTCTTCGAGGAATTCGCGGATAGGCCTGATCACTACATTGACAGGGCATATACGCATGTGATCGAACCTTTCGAGATCTCGGACAGCTGGAAGATCTACCGGTCATTTGACTGGGGATACGCGAAACCTTTTTCCTGCGGCTGGTGGGCAATCGATCACGACGGTGTAGCATACAGGATCCTGGAGCTTTACGGCTGCACGAAGACCCCGAATGAAGGAGTCAAATGGACACCCGACAAAGTATTCTCAGAGATCCATAAGATCGAGACGGAACACAGGTGGCTGCAAGGCAAGAAGATTACCGGCATCGCTGATCCTGCGATCTGGGACGCTGAGACCGGTGAGAGCATCGCTGACGTTGCCGGCAAGCATGGAGTACTGTTTACGCCTGGCGATCACAAGAGGCTTCCTGGCTGGATGCAGGTCCACTACAGAATGGCATTTGACGAGCACGGATTCCCGATGATGTACGTGTTCCGGAACTGCAAGGCGTTTATCCGGACAATGCCTTTATTGATGTACGACGAGCACAAGCCGGAGGATCTGGATTCAGATGGTGAGGATCATGTAGCTGATGAGGTGCGGTACTTCTGCATGAGCAGACCGATCGCACCGCGCATGGTTCCTCCAAAGGATACATACCAAGAAACTCCTATGGCAATGTACTTAGACATTCCCAAGGAAGATATCATATCAAAACCGCGCATGGGCCGTATGGAGGTTTTAGATGGCGGGTACGCAGAAGAGACCTGAAGACGAAGAACAGGTCAGAGAAGAACAGAATACACAACAGCAGCCTGTACCGATGACACCGGAGCGGAACATGCTGAGACATCAGTCAGCACCGAAGCAGACGATGGATGATGCGCTGAACCAGATGCTGATGCAGCCGGCGGCGAATCCTGCAGGACTGAATCCAGCTGCCATTAATGGTTTCCGGGCATTGTCTGCACCGATCGGCAAAGAGGCGATCGAGAAGGCCACTCAGATCCTGCAGAAGTACAAAGAAGGCAAGGCAAACCTTGAGCGCAGGATTATTGACAATGAGCAGTGGTACAAATTGCGGCACTGGGAATCGCTCAGGAAAAAGAAGGACGCACAGGTTCAGCCGGTTTCCGGATGGCTGTTTAACTGCATTGCGAACAAACACGCAGATGCGATGGACAACTTCCCAAGGCCGAACATACTGCCGCGGGAGGAAGGCGATAAAGGCGATGCTGAAATGCTCAGCTCTATCATCCCGGTGATCTTGGAGCAGAACGACTTTGAGGAAACGTACGACGCGGTAACGCTGTACAAGCTGAAATCAGGCACCGGTGTGTACGGTGTGTTCTGGGACAGCTCAAAGTTAAATGGATTGGGTGATATTGCCATCGAGAAGGTTGACATCATCCAGCTGTTCTGGGAGCCGGGTGTGACTGACATCCAGGACAGCATGAACATGTTCCATGTGGAGCTGGTAGACAATGAGGTCCTGATCGGACGGTATCCTCAGCTGCAGAACAGGCTGTCTACTCCGACGATCGACGTCGCGAAGTACATCTACGATGACAGCGTGGACACGTCAGAAAAGTCTGCGGTCATCGACTGGTACTACAAGAAACCGAACAGCCAGGGCAAGCAGATTCTGCACTATTGCAAATACGTCAATGATCAGGTCTTATTTGCCACTGAAAATGAGCCGCAATATGCAGACCGAGGATTCTATGACCATGGACTGTATCCGTTCATTTTTGATCCGCTTTTCCGCGTAGAAGGGACACCTGCAGGTTTCGGGTACATTGACGTTGGCAAGTCTGCCCAGGAGTACATAGATCGTGGCAACCAGGCGATTCTGGAGAACATGCTGGCAAACAGCCGTCCGCGTCATTTTATCCGGTCCGATGGGTCCGTGAACGAGAAAGAATACGCGGATATGACGAAGGATTTCATCCACGTGGATGGTAATCTCGGTCAGGACAGCATCCTTCCCGTGAACGGCAAACCGCTGAATGACATCTACGTGCAGGTGATCGAAAACAAAATCGCCGAGTTAAAGGAGACCACTGGTAACCGTGATGTCAACTCCGGTGGATCCTCCGGTGTGACCGCTGCCTCTGCTATTGCAGCCATGCAGGAAGCCGGCAGTAAGCTCTCCCGTGACAGCAACAAGGCAGCGTACCGGACCTTCCGGAAGATCTGTTTAATGGTCATCGAGCTGATCCGTCAGTTCTACGATTTACCGCGCTGCTTCAGGATCATGGGCCTTAACGGTACAGCAAAGTTCGTGCAGTACTCGAATGCCGGTATCGTCCCACAGGCACAGGGCAGTGACTTTGGCATCGACATGGGACTCAGGATCCCGCTGTTTGACATCGAGGTGACGGCGGAGAAGGAAAGCCCGTACAGCCGGATGAGCCAGAATGAATTGGCGCTGCAGCTGTATGGTGCCGGGTTTTTCAACCCGCAGCTTGCGGATCAGTCTCTGGCATGCCTTGAGATGATGGACTTTGACCGGAAAGACGAGATGATGCAGCGTATCGCCCAGAATGGCGGCATGATGCAGATGATCATGGCACTGCAGCAGCAGATGATGGCGCTCGGAGGTATGGTAGACCAGAACAACGGAGGCACGGAAGTGACTGACAGTCTGGCACAGCAGTTCGGCATGGCTCAGCCGCAGGAAGTACCCGCAGCGAACCGCGTGGAACGCGACATGAAAGCCGCTGCCACTGAATCACCGGTGACTGAGAAGGCCAGGATCAGATCCAACGAGAACACAGCACCGCGCTGAGAAAGGACATAAATGGTAGAAGCTATTTTCACGCAGTCTGAGGATAAGAACACGTACATCGTAACCGTCGTAGGACATGCGGATTATGCGGAGGAAGGCAGGGATATCGTATGCTCTGCCGTATCCACGCTGATATATACGCTTGCACAGAACGTGCGTGATTGTGAGGAGCTTGGATGGCTTCGGAAAAAGCCTGTTTTAGAGCTCGAAGACGGAAACACGAAAATCACATGCAAGCCTCGTGTAGAACGGCGGAATGCCGTCAAATTAATCTTCACCGTAATCCAGAGAGGCATGGAAATGATCGCGGTGAATTACCCGGATTATGTGGGTATTACAAATATGGTAACGGACACACGTCCGTCCATGATAAAAAAGGAGCCGTCCACCTAACGGACAGAAAGGATGCAGATTATGCATAAAAAATCTATTTTCTGGGACCTCAATCTCCAGCTGTTCGCAGAAGGCGGCGGCGGGGATGGCGGCACAGGTGCCGGAGCTTCGGCTGTAGGGATGCCCGCCACATCCAACACGGGCGCTAAAGGCCAGGTATCTGGTGCTGAGCAGGTCGCCGCTGGTCAGGAACCAATTGTAGCTGATGATAGCCGTGAGGCAAAGTTTGAAGCGCTGATCAAAGGCGAGTACAAAGACCTATACGATCAGCGGATGCAGGATACCATTCAGAAGCGACTGAAGTCATCCAAAGAGACTGTGGATAAGTACACCGCGCTTATGCCTACTCTGGAGATGCTCGCGAAGAAGTACGGCGTAGACGCAACAGACGCGGAAGCGCTGAGCAAGGCCATCGAGGACGATGACAGCTATTACGAAGACGAGGCCCTGGAAAAGGGCATCTCCGTAGAACAGCTGAAAGCAATCCGGAAGATGGAACGCGAGAATGCTGAGCTGAAGCGCCAGATGCAGGAGCAGTCAGTCCGCGAACAGGCGGATCAGATCTATGCGGGATGGATGAATCAGGCCGCTGCACTGAAGCAGATATATCCTGGCTTTGACCTTAATACCGAGCTTACCAATCCGCGCTTTGTAGACCTGCTCAGGTCCAATATCGACGTCAGGACCGCGTACGAAGTCCTGCATAAAGACGATATCATTGGCGGCGCTATGCAGTTCACCGCACAGCAGGTGGAACAGAAGATCGCAAATAAGATCGCGTCTGGCCAGGGAAGACCACAGGAGAACGGTCTCAGGAACGGAGCATCAGCAGTAGTTAAGAGTGACGTGTCGCAGCTCTCGAGAGAGGACCGCCGTAAGTTATACGAGCGGGCCCGCAGCGGGGAGCGTATATCATTCAATTAATTGATACATGATCTCCCCGACTAAAAAAGGGAGATTAAAATGAACTACATCTATAAGATTTATCTGCAGCTGTTTGCGAATCACGTAAACGTAACCACGGATGACGGCAATTCCGCTCCGTACAACGATCTCAGCCCGGAGATTAAGACATATTACGATATGACTCTCCTCGACGAGGCACAGCCCCAGCTGGTTCACGATCAGTTCGGGCAGAAGAGACCGATCCCGAAGGGATCCGGCAAGACCATCGAATTCAGGAAGTTCGCACCGTTAAACAAGGCGCTGACCCCGTTAACTGAGGGCGTGACCCCGGACGGCAGCAATTTGACGGTAACTTCCATGACGGCTACCGTGGCACAGTACGGCGATTATATTACCCAGTCCGACGTGCTGGAGCTGACCGCCATTGACCCCACTATCGTAGAAGCTACCAAGCTGCTCGGCAGACAGGCCGGCCTTACGCTTGACACCGTCACCCGTAACGTCCTGCAGTCCGGCACCAATGTATCGTTTGCGTCCAAGTGGTCTGGCACGACTGAGACCCTGGTAACACAGCGTAAGGATCTGGACAAGACCGCCATCCTTAAGGTAGACACCATTAAGCAGGTAGTAGCTAAGCTCCGTGCTTGCAATGCTCCTACGATCAATGGAGACTACGTGGCCATCATCCATCCTTATGTCGCGTACGACATCATGAGTGATCCGATGTGGATCGACGCCCATCAGTATGCACAGCCGACAAACCTGTATGAAGGCGAGATCGGTAAGATCGGCGGCGTCCGGTTCGTGGAATCAACCGAAGCGAAGATCTACTCAGGTGATGACCTGGCTTCTGACAGCCGCACCCTGAAGATCAACCACGGCGGCGGATACACCGGTGCTATCACCTCTGTCGCATTCGACGGCGGTACCGTAGCAACGGATGCGCTTAACGGTAAGTACATCAACATCAACGGTATCAGCGTACTGGTCACTGACAGTGATTCCAGCTCCATCACCTTCGCGTCCACCAACTTCGGCACGATCGCTGATGACACTGTGATCTACCCCGCAGCATGCCCCGGCGGTGCTGTGTTCGGCACCCTGTTTATCGCGGACGGCGCTTATGGCGTCACCGAGATCACCGGCGGCGGCCTGCAGACCATCATCAAGCAGAAGGGTTCTGCAGGTACGGCCGATCCTCTTGATCAGCGTTCGAGTGTGGGCTGGAAGGCCATGAAGACCGCAAAGATCCTGATCCCGGATTACCTTGTACGTGTGGAGTCCTGCTCCACCAGATTCTCTGCCACCGCTCAGCAGAACTAATACCATACATACGTTTATTACGGGGGAGGGATTGAGCCACCCTCCCCATTACTTAGAAAGGAGATGCCAATGGCAGCGAAAGCAGTACCCGCAAAAGAAGTGAAGGAACCTGAAGTACCGGTCCAGGTAGCTGAACAGTACGTGAAGATCAGGATTCCAAGAGACAGAAATGATGACGAGGACAAAGTGGTCTGGGTAAATGACCGCCGTTTCCTTATCAAGCGCGGCGAACCGGTATCTGTACCGGAGTCTGTAGCAGCGATCCTCGAACAGGAAGAGAAGATGCTGGACTATATCTACGAATACGAGTCAAGAGTCCAGCGAGGATGATATACGGGGGAGCGCTATGCTCCCCTTATCTGTAGGAGAACAAGATGACTATCCTTGAAGCAATAACAAAGATCGATGCTTTAAAGCCGAATACCTACACCCAGCACGAGAAGGTGGCATGGCTGTCCACCGTGGAAGGCATGATCTACCGGAATGTGATCGACACCCATCTGCGGAACAACGGCGAGTCTGAGATCGTATTCAACGGTTACGACGATAATACGCCGGTGGACACCGAGATGATCGTCTATCCGCCGTACGACGAGCTGTACCTGCTGTGGCTGGAATCTATGATGGACTATACAAACGGGGAATACGCCAAGTACAACAACGTGGTGACCCGTTTTAACGACATAAATCAGGCATATACGAACGACTATAACCGCACTCACATGCCGAAAGGCAGCGGCATTAAGTACTGGTAAGGAGGATCTCCATGCGGATGTCAACATTGATCGACAATAATCCTCAGCGGAACATGGTAGACGTGTTCGGCGGGTACAATCATAACATCCGGATCCAGGCACATGAATGGTATGACATGGAGAACATGACCAGCAAGTTCTATCCTACCGTATCGCCGCGTGAGAAGCGTTGCCTGAAATGGACTGATCCTTCGGCTCATGATACCCGTGGGATCCTGGTGAAGGACCAGCTGATCTATATCGACAACGGCAAGCTGTATATCGGTGACGCGGAGGTGCCCGGTCTTACACTGAGTACCGCTGCCCGGTACCAGCACCTGGTATCCTTTGGTGCGTACGTCATCATCTGGCCCGATAAAAAGTACGTGAACACGAAGGACCTGTCAGACTACGGTGACTTTGAAGCGAGCTATTCTTCCACGGGGACTGTCAGCTATGCCATGTGTAATCTGGAAGGAGAGGTGTACTCAGGAGCTGAGATCTCCGCGACAGAACCGGAAGATCCCGCGAACGGTGACCTGTGGATCGACACATCCCAGACACCGCACGTACTTAAGAACTTTGCCGGTGATACATCAATGTGGGTAGTGGTACCGACAACGTACGTGAAGATCTCCGCTGCCGGCATCGGTGAGAAATTCAAACAGTGGGACGGCGTGAAGATCACAGGCATTGACGATGCGATCACCCAGCTCAGCGAGTACAATTATAAGGTATCCGCGCTGTATGACGTTAAACACTTCGGCGGATCAGAGGCCACTACGGACTATGTGATCATCCCCGGCTTCCTGGACGAGGCTACCACACAGGCCGGTGCTATCACGCTGTCACGTGAGCTGCCTACCATGGACCTGGTCTTCGAATCCGGGAACAGGCTCTGGGGCTGCAGGTACGGCACAAACCTGGAAGGCGAGTTCGTAAATGAGATCTACGCCAGCAAATTGGGTGATTTCAAGAACTTCAACGTGTTCCTGGGCCTCAGCACTGACAGCTATGCGGCATCCTGTGGTACGGACGGACCCTGGACCGGTGCAATTTCGTACAACGGATACCCAATCTTCTTCAAGGAACGTCACCTGCACAAGGTATACGGCAATTACCCTGCCAACTACCAGATCCAGGTGACTGAGTGCCGGGGCGTACAGAAGGGTGCTGCAGGATCTCTCGCGATCGTGAATGAGCGGCTCCTGTACAAATCACCTTTTGGCGTATGCGTTTATGACGGCAGCTTACCCGTAGATATCTCGTCACCGTTCGGCGATGACAGATGGTGCGGTGTGGATACCAGCTCGTCTTCTGTAGATGATATTCCTTACGCAGGTGCTCATGCCGGCGGATTCAATAATAAATACTATATCAACATGTGCTCTGACAAGAACGGCGAGTGGTCCACGTTCGTATACGATGATTCGCTGGGCGTATGGCACAAGGAGGACAAGGACCATCATGTGATGGCTTTTGCGTCCGGGCCGTCCGGATCAGGACGGCACTCAATGTTCTTCATCCACAACAACATTATCTTCAGCACCGAACCTATCGAAGGCTGGACACTGGAAGGTGATCCTGTGGAATGGTCCGTGGTAACCGGCGAGCTGGGAACCGGCCTTCCGGACAAGAAGTATATCGAATCACTGCTTGTCAGGATGCGTGTGGATCTCGGAAGCCGGGTGCGGTTTCTGATGGAGTATGACAGCTCTGGCATCTGGACACATGCTGCACAGATCACCGGCACGACACTCAGGTCCTTCTCGATTCCGCTGAGACCGCAGCGGTGTGATCATTTTAGGTTAAAGATTGAAGGCCTGGGTGACGCAAAGATCTATTCCATCGTGCAAATACTTGATCAGGGGAGTGAACTATAATGGCTGAACTATTTAACAAGCCGAGGATCACTGCTACAGATCCTGAAGGCAAAATATCACAGCTCACGAACTATATTTATCAGCTGGTGGAACAGCTGAACTGGGCTTTTAATGCGCTGCCAGGTGCCAATGGCGAAGAGCAGCAAGCCGATAACGGCGGGAGGTAAGGATGGCATTTTCGTTTAGAGACTATGCTGAGAGTGAGGAAGTCAGGAGACGGCGTCAGCAAGCAGAAGAAAATTCCGTGTACCGTGAGGCACAGGCCGTAGTAGATGCCAGGAACGCGATGCAGCAGAAGCAGAACAATCCGGTGTCTCCATGGACAGGCGGCACGTACGGTGATGCGCTGAAGTCAGCAGTGGACAGGATTCAGAACAGGGAGAAGTTCACCTACGATTTGAATGGAGACGCACTCTACAAACAGTATAAGGACCAGTACATCAATCAGGGCAGAATGGCCATGGCAGATACCATGGGACAGGCCGCTGCACTTACCGGTGGCTACGGCAACAGCTATGCGGCAAGCGCCGGAAATCAGGCGTATCAGGCGTACCTGACAAAGCTGAATGATGTGGTACCGCAGCTGTACCAGATGGCACTGGACCAGTATAACCGAGAAGGTGATGAGATGTATAACCAGGCATCCCTGCTTGGATCCATGTATGGAACCGAGTACGGCGAGTACAGAGACCGCGTCGGTGACTATAACACCGAGCTGGATCGCCTGACGAACATGTACAACACTGAGCGGAACTTCGACTATAACATGTTCAGCAATAACCGTGACTACTACACCAATGCCTACAACAATGAGCGGCAGTGGGACTATGGCCTGTACAGTGATGCCTACAACAGAGGCTTCGCAAACTATCAGCAGTCTGTAGCGGAATCTCAGTTTGCTCAGCAGATGGCGCTGCAGCAAGCGGAGCTGGCATATAAGTACGCGGCTCTGAACCGTGGCTCCGGTGGTTCCGGTGGTGGTGGCGGAAGCTATGGCGGATACGGAAGTGCAGGAAGTGCTTCCGGAACAGGATCTGCAAATACTGCCGTAAAGAGTGTGGCTCAGGCGGAAAGAAACGCGGTGAGTAATGCCTCCATGGATTCGATCCTTGCATATATCGAGCAGCAGAGACAGAACGGCGTATCTGATACCGCGATTTCTGAAGCATTGAAGAAATACGGTATTAATAGCGCTCCGCTTATGCAGACAAGTAAGTACAACGTCCGGGTAGTGAAATAACTGCCAAGGAGGTCAAATGGCAAAGAAAAAAGCACAAGATTTTGGTGATTGGTATAGCGGCAGGGAAGACCGGAAGAAAGCGGTTGACGTTGCCGCTTCTTCTCATGCATCAAATACTGCAAACGTGACAAAAGGTAAAGCACAGGACTTTGGCGAGTGGTATACGGAAGGCGCGAACCAGCCGTACGTATCTTACACTCCAGATGTGGCAGCTATTCAGGAACGTTCAGACTGGCTGAAGAACTTCGCCATGAATCAGGCAATCACTCAGGCCAAAGCAAATGCCGCGAATAAGAACGCGATGCAGCAGTACGGCAACGCGGTATATGGCGTACTGGGCGACATTGGCAAAGCGGCAACGAGCAAACCTCAGAGGCAGAGCATCTCTCCGGAGGTTATGTCCGCCATCGCCGGTAAGATCGTCGGCCCTGGCAAGATGACCACAAAGACCACAAAGTACGGTTATAACGGCAATAACGTAAGCGTACCGGTGACTGACTTCGGCGCCGGCAATAAGACACCTGCTGCTCAGCGGTTCATCAGCGTATTCAACGACGCATTGGAAGTCCCAGACGGCGGAAACAAATCTAAAACCACGAAGTACGGATACAACACGAACAACTGGAATCAGCAGTTGACGGATGCCGGCGAGAGAAAGCCGAACCAGACGTTTACTGAGACCGGAAACGAACAGAGACTCGCCCCTGAAATGGATGACTACGAAGCCAGACGTCAGGCGCTTGACGAGCTGATCCGGTCCAATAGAAACGCGAAGTCCGTAAGTGGAAGCTATGTCATTGATGACCTGCTTGGATTCAGCAGAGACGAATGGAATGCTGCAGCAGCTCAGGAAGACAAGACCGTACCGGCTGTCGAGGAGATGCCTGATCACATCAAGCGCTTTACAGACCTTTCTTCCGCTGAAATCAAAGAAAAGCAGGAACAGTATAACGAGAACGTGAAGCAGGATCTTGCCATTGCGCGGAACCTGCTTCAGGGAACGTTCGCCGGCGTGACTCCGTCCTACAGCCAGGAACGTGAGAACCTCGGCCTGAAGTACGGCATTGATGCCAATGATCCTGAGCAGCTCCGGAAGTTGATCTACCAGATGGAGAACGGCGTCATCTATACAGATTCTACCGGTAAAGAGACCACATGGGAAAGCCTGTATAAGAATGCACTGAACAGAGAACGTGCGGAAGAAAGCGTACTTCCGATCGAAGAACAGGCATATGTTGCCAGTCTGTACCAGATGTCCTCTGATGAGCTGGAGAAGCAGTTCCATGCTTATGACGAAGAAAACCGGATTGAAGATCTTAACATGGCCCAGAACCTTCTGGACTGGACGGTTCCGTGGATGGAATACGATGAGGACTCCGAAGTAGGACAGGCAAGAGCATACCTTCAGGAAACCTACGGCGTTGATCCTACGGATGAGACCCAACTCAGGACTTTGATCAGTGATCTTGGCCATGTGAACGGCAATGTGATCTACACTGACTCCAATGGCAGGAACTATACCTTCCAGGATCTATACTACAACGCGGAGAACCGTGAGCAGTTCGGACGCATGGAGACTGATGAAGGATCTCTGAACCTGCTTGCTGAAGGCCTGAAGCTTCAGAAACAGATCGACATGTACAATGCGTATATTGTGGATGCCGGTACCGCTGCAGAGTATACACCGGTCATTACTGAACTGAAGCATAAGATGGATCTGCTTTCGAGCAGACTCAGCGAGAACGGATACGACATGGACCGTATGCTTGGTTACCTGAATACAGAGGAAGCCAAGCAACGCTTTATCATGCAGAGCCAGGCGAACGCGGCATTCACCGAAGAACATCCGGTGCTCGCAAACATTGTATCTTTGCTGCTTACTCCTATGCAAGCCGCAGAAGGTATATCGAGTGTTATCAACTCGTTTGGTGGCAATCCGGAAGACATAAAGAATTATGTCCCGCCGAACTATTACAGCATGGAGGCAACAAGCCTTAACTCTACGGTACGTGGCACTACCAGCAATATGATCAAAGACGAGATGAAGAGTGCCGGGTTCAGTAATGAGTTCGCTGATCTTGCCTCCGAAGTATATGCAGGTGTACTATCTGCAGCTCAGTCTCGTATGCTCGCTTTAGGGCTGGATGCTTTATTCGGTCCTGCTCTTGTGCGCTCATTCGGTGCTGAAATAGGCAAAAAGGCTGTTGAAGCTATGTCTCTCACAATCATGGGTTCTTCTGCCGCATCTGAAACATTCAGACAGGCAGTTGATCGTGGGTTTGATGGTACGCATGCAGGATTGACATCGTTTGCCGCCGGCATCAATGAAGCATTGTTTGAAAAGCTGTCTCTGGATAAATTCCTTGATACAGTCATGGACCCTGATAACCTTGGCGAGACTCTTCTTGGAATGCTGAAAGGATCTCAGCTTCAGAGACTTGTAGAAGGATCTGAAGAATTCTTCACAGACATTGCAAACAACATCGCTGACAAATTGATCAACGGGAATATGTCCGAATATGACGCCAGTATCCGGACATATATTAAAAACGGGCTTGAATATGACGATGCTGTAAACAAAGCAAATACTGAATACCTGACAAACTTACTTCAGTCCGCTTTTGGTGGGTATATCGGTGGTGGAGGAATGGGTGCGTATGCACTGAACTCCGTGGTGAATTCGACGCCGTTCCAGACAGCGATGCAGCCGTTTGCAAATGCGGTAAACAACTACGAACAGAATCGTGCGTACCAGAATGTAGGCCAGAACATTATCAACAATCAGGGTGTAGAAAGCCTTGTGAGCGCGGCACAGCAGTCCGGTAACGCTCAGCTCGCGGATCTCGCATCACAGGTTGCGGCTCAGCAGCAGACTTTTGCAAAGCCGTCAATGACACAGAAGCCGATATCCGATCAGGCGATCACTGTGGAGCAGGAGCAGAAACCTGAGATCGTAAAACCCACGAAGAAACAGCAGAAACAGACTCAAATCGCTGTCGGAAAGCTTGCCGCCGAGACTTATTCAGAAGGCTTTAATGAGGCCGTAAACAGCAGCGATAAAGTGCTCACACAGGCCATCACGGATGAGCTTAAAAAACGTGGGCTGGATGTAAACGATACGAACATCAGCGCTGTAAAAAAGATCATCAACGGACAGGAACTTACATACGATGAGAAGTATCCTTCCTTCCGGATCAATGCTCAGCAGATTGCTGAAGCGGTGAGAGAGAACGCACCTCAGATCGAGAAGGAAGCGGCGAAGATCTCCGAAGAAGCTTTCAACCGTGTGAAGAACGTGCGTGAGATAGTCAACGCTGACTACAGCGACATGGTATCCAACACCGGCAAGACCGTGAATATGAAGACCGGTAAAACCGTGGACATCGCTGAGATCTCCAATATCAAGGAGACGGACGGCGAGTACACGATGACGCTGAAGACCAAGGAAGGCGAGCCGGTGAACATGGATGACATCCAGTTCGGTGACAGCACCCAGGCCGCGCTGTACTCCGCGATCCGGGCATCCGGTGTGAATGCGGAGATCGGCAACGTGATGGTCCGTGCATTTGAAGGCAAAGGCACCACGGCGGCGAACAACTACGTCACCGGCATGCTGGAAGGCATGGCTTATGGGCGTACGAATCAGACGGCGGGAATGGCACAGAACGGTCCGTATTTCAAGGACCTGACACCGTCTCAGCAGAACCTGGCTATCCAGTACGGTCAGATGGAGAATGAGACGGATATCTCAACTGCCATTGAGAAGATCAGTGCGCTGAGATCGACAACCAAAGGACAGCAGAGAGTGGGCAGTGTAGACGTCCGCTCTGATATGGCTGGCCTGAATAATGCACAGCGTACCGGCATCCGGGCAATCGAAATGCTGGTGGATGGTGGTGCGCTTACCAATAACTTCCACTTCTTCAGCTCTCAGGCAGAGTCTGAAGGCAGCAGCAGACGTGTACTCACAGAAGACATCGGTGGCCTGAAGAAAGGCCAGACGGCCCCGAACGGATTCTATGATCCGAAGACCGGCGACATCTACATTGACCTTAACGCTGGCAATGCAGGTGAAGGTACCATCCTGTTTACTGCAGCCCATGAGCTGACTCACTTCGTTAAGCAGTGGAGTCCTAACAAATTCAATAACCTGGCAAAGTTCCTCGTGGAACAGTACAACGGTGCAGGGGCGAACGTTGATGCTCTGATCCGGAACCAGATGCGGAAGTCAGGCAACCGTCTTAGCTATGACGAAGCCTACGAGGAAATGATCGCGGACTCCATGCAGACAATGTTCACCGACGGAGACCTGGCATCCAAACTGATGACCCTGAAGCAGACGGACAAGACCCTGTTCGACAAGATCGTAAGCTTCGTGAAGAAGCTGCAGACCGGCATCAACAAGGTTTACTCCATGTACGAACCTGACTCCGAGGAAGGCAAGATCGTACACGGCATGAAGGATTCCATTGACAGGATAGCAGACATGTTCGCTGAAGGCATCACTGCTGCCACAGAAAACTTCACTGAAGTGGCTCCTGGAAGCGGAATTTACAACATTTCAGACGGTGACAACAAAGGCGCTACGATTTTATCAGTCCGTGATCTTCTGGACGAAAAGAGCAAGAATAAGTTTGCCGGTGACCTTGTAAATCGGTTTGGCGTGACGAAGCAGGAGGCTATGGACTGGCTAAATGCGGAGACGTCCCTTGCCAGCATTATCCTGAACCCGAAGTACTCTCAGTTCCTGGACTACATTGCAGATCCTGATGAGTTTGCTATTAAGCAAAATTCAGACTACCCGCAGGGCACTGTAGACTTCTCAAATATCTGTGCGAAGCGGCGTGACTTCACTGACGTAATGAACAGAATCCTCCGTCAGTTCCCGGACCATGTGTTTGCGGCTACGGACCTTGCCAAGATTCGGACGATCATGTCTCAGGAAGGTATGAAAGTGCCGTGCGGATTGTGCTACGTAGAAGATAGGCGGCAGTTGGATTCCATTGTCGCAGAGGACTTCATCAATGCGGTGCAGAGATACCGCGAAGGGAACAATACAAGAGCAGATGGCAAGCCTTTCAATCCGAACCAGCTGAAGGGCTTAAAACTCATGGGCAATGATACCCATACCCCGTCAATCTACGAGCTGATCTCCATTGAAGGCAGAAATAAACTGAAGGAAGGGCATCCGAACATTGAGAAGGCATGGCAGACGTTCAATAACGCACGTGGAATGCAGTCTGTGAGATTGCTGCTGAATGATGCGGAGTATAAACGTGAGATCCTGAAGTACAACAAGAGCACCGTGAAAAACAAGAACGATCATGGCGGACTCCGGATTTATTCCTTCAGTGACATGGAAATGTTCCATCTGATCGATATTATCCAGGTACTGACGGACTGCTCGATCAAAGGCGTATATGTCCAGGGATACACGAAGGTAAACGAGTATGCGAAAGCCGTACGGAATACTGGCGAAAAGCTGAACAGATCTCTCATCCCTGCTGGTGACCTCGGATACCACATGGAGAACGGGAAGGTGGTGTTGGATTACGATACCGTAGAAGGTATCGATATTAACAGCAAGGACTTCTTCGACAGCAAGGATAATCCGAATATCGGCAATATTACCATCGGTATCAATGACACCCAGATCCGAGCCGCTATGACCAGTGATTTTGTGGATATGATCATCCCGTTCCACACAGGTCAGAGCAGAGAAGTGCTGGGCGAAAAGGGTATCGCTGAATGGAATAACTACAAAGACTACCAGACGGACAAAGATATTGCTACAGGAAAGACGTCAAAGCATCAGGTAAACATCTACACCGAAGTGCTGCAGCCGATGGAGAAAGCCGGCGTAGAGATCAACAAGCGCACGTTTGTTGAGAAGTTCCTGGAAGTCTGTAAAGAAAACGGCCTGACGCCTCGGTTTGCTCAGTTTCTGAACACGGATGCAAACGGTGATTATGTATACACCGAAGGCTATCACAAGATGCTCGTAGACTTTAAGACGTTTGCTCAGACCGAAGTTGGCGAGTACCTGCCTCAGGGCGAGATCAGACCGATATTTGACAACGAGTATCTGACTGGCCTGCTGAAAAACTATGTAAACGAACAGCAGACGAAGGATGCGGAGCTGTCAAAGCAGATGCCGAAAGTTATCGACAGGATCACGAATGAGATTGTGAATCCTTTGGATGTAAAGATCTCTGCCCGTGACCAGACTTACATGGATGCGGTAAACAAAGCAGACATGATAACTGCACAGAAGATGGTAGATCAGGCCGCATACGATGCCGGTTACACGCTTTCCGTTTACCATGGCACCGGAGAATATTTTAATGTGTTTAAAATGGGGGCTGAAGGCATCCACCTCGGCAACAAAGAACAGGCTTCTCAGGTGGCAAAAGGAAGATACGAGTGGAGATCCAAGGAAACGCATTATCCGTGGTCTTTTATTAAAAACCATTTTCCGAAAGCCGGAACTGAAGAAAGAATTCAGCTTGTGCATCAACTGAAATGGGCGCCAATGATGTACGAAATTGAGGAGTTCTCTGGCGACGAAAACAGCGATGCTGATTTGATTGCATACGGTAATAAGATTGACGAAATGACGGATTATGATGAGACGTACAACCTTCATACATATGACCGGAATGTCGGGGAACACGTCATGAATCTGTATGCAAAAATAAATGATCCATTTGTGATCAATGGAGATATCGGTAACTGGACCCCGTCACATATCGCATCCGTATTACTTGACCGTTCAAATGGAATAAACACAAGACAACGGTGGAGTGATGAAAAAGAGTACAGCATTGATGGGTCCCCGTTTACGCTTAACGATGCTCAGACAAAAACCTTGCAGGATTTAGCAGAATATAAAATCACAAAAGATGATGCATGGAAAACCCTTACAAATGTCGTCTCCGAACTTGGTTATGATGGTATTAAATACCTGAACATGTATGAAGGAGACCAAAACAGCTATTCCTACATCGCCCTTAATCCAAGTGATGTAAAACTTGCTGATCCGATCACATTTGACAACGCCGGCAACGTAATCCCGCTGAACGAGAGGTTCAACCGGGAGAATGAGGATATCAGGTACTCGAACAGAGACGAGCGCAACATCTCTGATCTCCAGAACCCTGTGATGCAGACTGCTGCATACAAGAAGCTGGACGATAAGCGGAGAGCAGCATTTGAGAAGTACAACAGGCTCAGCGAGGAGCTGAAGAGCATTCCGAGCAGACTTCCGGAAAGCCAGTGGACTGAAGACCAAGCCGACATGGTAAGAGAGCTTGGAAGAGCATGGGCACCTACGAACCCGGCATGGACGGCGAAGTACGACGAAGAGCAAGCCGCATTTAAGGAATTCGAGAAAATTGCGGAACGTCAGAAGAACATGCTACTGAAGAACGAGCCGAAGACGAAGTTCCATGATCTCGGCGAGCTGGTACCGGCGACACAGGACAGCTACGAAGGATTCTTGAAGAACGACACCGGCACGAGCATAAACACGAAAGGCTCTGTGCTTGTGGAAATGTCTCCTGAAGAATACCTGAGAAGATCTGCTGCCATGTTCAACGGTAATGACGGAGCGAGGACAAACCTGTCCATGCAGATCCGCCAGCTAAGCCGGAAGACGATTGACGGCCTGAAGGAAAAGATCAAGGCCGGCACGAAGCTGTACACACCGTGGCTGGACGAGCGCGGCAGGAACGGTCAGGAAGGCCGGCACAGAGCTGCTGCAGCTTATGAGCTGGGCATTGACAAGATCCCGGTGGTGTACTGGACCGATCAGAACAGAGCGAATGATCCGAAGTTCAGCAACCGTGACTCCGATGGCAACGTACTCACGCCTGAGCAGCAGGAGTTTTTCAAAAACTCCAAGGTGCGTGATGCTGAAGGGAGACTGCTTCCTGTCTATCATGGCACACAGCGAGCTGACAGAGTAGGAACAGTATTCCGCCCTGACCGCGCAACGAGTGGTCCTATGGCATTCTTTACTGATAGCAGACAGATTGCTGAGAATTACTCAAGAGACAAGAAAGACACGTCGACTGCCTACGATGAGGTATACGAGAACTACAACACACAGTTCCGCGTAAACAGGAGAGGCAAGAGCATTTCTGTCACTGATCTGTGGTATCTGCTCTCTCAGAGTGAACGTGACAGGATAATGAAAGCGGCACCGCATGTGACGTTTGATAATGATTCTGGGAATATTATCTACGACAAGAATAGGACGGACGGTTTAGGAGCATGGGACCCGTACCTTCTCAAGATGAACCGTGGGAATGCTCTTAAAGCACTTACTGAGACGTGGCTGTATGACGGCAATCTGTACGGAAATGAAGGTGATTTCCTGAAGGTCCTTGAACTTGTAGGGCTGAAAGACGTTCAGTACTTTGACCCTGAATACAGAGAAGAAGGTGTGTTTGCTGAGTACCTCAACATCACAAACCCGTTTGACGCGGTAAACCAGGTTACAGAAGACTTTGTGCGTGGTTTTGAGCAGTGGTACAGCGAGCAGGATGCATCCAAGTACAAGAGGCGCGGCAACAATGCTGATATGTGGGATAAGAACAATATCAGTGCTGAGTTCTTCGCAGAGAGGATGCGTGACGATATCAAGAATGGAAATTCACATGCGTGGACATCTATTCCTGATTCTATGACTGACTATCTAAAGTCACTCGGATATGACGGTATAAAGGATCTCGGTGGCAAGCAGGGCGGCGCTGGTCATACAGTATACATTCCGTTCTACTCTGAGCAGATTAAGAACATTGACAACCTGAACCCGACTACCGATCCTGACATCCGTTTTTCTGACCGTGATCCTGACGCACTCGACACCCGGACCCTGCTGTCAAACGCTTTACTGGAGACCGCACAGAATGACATCGAGCGGAAGTACATCGCCGACTACCAGGCAAAGATCGAGGCCATGAACGAAGAACAGCGGAAGCTGAACGAGATCCGGGCCGAGATCAAGGAGCTGAGCTTCGCACCTGGCAAGCGTGACATGAAGCATCTGAAGGAGCTCCGCGATGAAGCTACCAAGATGGCGAACCGTATCAACGTGTACGACAAGCAGCTTCTGAAGCTGGAATCTATGGCTGCTGTGAAGAACGTAGTATCCAGAGAGAGGACGAACGCGGAGAGCCGTATCAAAGAGAAACTGTCCGCACAGCTCACCGATTACCGGAACAGGGTATCGTCCAGGGAGATCATATCCAGGATCGAACATGATGTGAAAGGCCTTCGTGACCGTCTCCTGCATCCGAATGCAAAGACGATCATACCGGAAGCATTTGCAAAGCCGGCAGCGAAGTTCCTGTCCTCTATCGACTTTGGTACATACCTGAAGGACGGCACGAGAAGACCGGGCAAGGCGAACGCTACGAGAGAGCAGCTTCGTCTGGACCTGCAGAACCTTTCAGAGTCCATTGACAATGCAGCTCTGGAAGCGGAGTACGGACAGCTCGACATCTCGCCTGACATGAAAGAATGGATCAAACAGGCACAGGAGCATCTGACGAACAACTACAGTGCTGAGGACACATATGTCCTTAACAAAATGCCTGTGGAAGAGCTCCAGAACCTGTACAAGATCATCACGAACCTGAGAACTGCTGTAAACAATGCCGGACGGATGTACACAAACATGGCGACGAATGTGGCGGATCTCGGCGCGGCGACTATTGACCATCTGCAGCCGCTGTTCAACAGAGAGCGCTCGACAATCGGAGCGAAAGTATATAAGACGCTCGGCTGGGACTACGCACAGCCCGTGACGGTATTCGACAGATTCGGAGACGCCGGCAGGACAGTGTACAAAGGGCTGCTGAACGGACAGAAAAAGGAAGCGAGAAACGTGCAGGACATCCTCGACTTCGTTGAGACTGCCTATACCAAGGAAGAGATCAACGACTGGCGGAACGAAATGCACGAAGTAACAATCAACGGCAACAAGTACAATATACCGACATCGTATATCCAGGAGCTGTACTGCCTGATGAAAGATGCCGATGCCCGCAGACACATTGTCGAAGGCGGCGGTATCCGGCTTGATGACCTGACTTATGGAAAGGCCGGGCGGAAGAAGACGAGGACATTTGAGAACACCATGATCTCGTCCGAAGAAGTCCAGAAGATGCTTGACCTGCTTACGCCGCGTCAGAAAGAAGTAGCGGATAGCATGCAGGAGTTTATGGACAGGATCGGTGCGGAGTGGGGCAATGAGATCTCCATGAAGCGTTTCGGGTATCATGCGTTTGGCAACATCCAGAACTACTACCCGATCAAGACTATTAAGCAGGGATCTGAGTACGAAGCACAACAGAAGAGAGCAAATATATATGCGCTACTGAACAAGAGCTTCACAAAAGAACGTGTGGACAATGCCAACAACGCGGTAATCATCGGTGATATCTTTAAGACCTTCTCTGATCATATGAGCGAGATGGCAGTATACAATTCCTGGGCGCTGCCTGTGATTGACGCGATCAAGTGGTTCAATTACCGCGAGGCACAGGACCTGGAGCAGGGCCTTCCGGAGAGATCCGTAAAGGACGCGATCAGGAAAGCGTACGGTGCCGAGAGAAGCAATCCGGCTGACGAGTACATCAGAAGACTCCTGGAATCCATCAACGGACAGAGGTCCAGCGGGCTGTCAGAATCGTGGGCATTCAGCGGTCTCCGGATGGTGAACCGTGTAGCTGTTGCCGGTAACATCCGCGTGGCAGTACAGCAGCCGTTCTCCATCACGAGAGCGTTTGAGCTGCTGAACCCGAAGTATGTGCGGCCCATGACGCCGGGCACTTACAAATCTGAGTACGAAGAGATGGTAGAGAACAGCTCGTTCGGACGGTGGAAGGGCATGGGATACTTCGATGTGGATATCTCAATGCCTCTTCAGAGAGAGATCTTGAAGGACGAGAGCTTCGCTGACAGAGCAACAGAGAAGACCATGGTGCTGGCGGAGAAAGGTGACCAGTTCACCTGGACCACGCTGTGGCACGGATGCAAGCTCGAAGCGAAAGCAAAGGGCCTGACCGGAAAGGCAGCAGTTGACTACGCTGCACAGAAGTTCGACGAGATCATCGCACGGACGCAGGTAGTAGACTCAGTGCTTACAAAGTCACAGTGGATGAGATCCGACAGGTTCTGGCACAGGATGACATCAGCATTTATGTCTGAGCCGATGACGAGCTATAACGCGCTTCTGAGACGGCATGACGAGTTTGTCAGAGACGCACAGGAGCATGGGATAAGTTATGCGAGATCCAAGAACTGGAAGAAGATAGCATCCTCTGTTCTTGTATTCACGTTAACCCAGGCGGTGAACGCACTGGTGACGGCGCCGATTGACGCATCCAGAGATGACGATGACTACAAGACCTGGCTGGAAAAGATGAAGGAGAAGTTTGAAGAGAACCTTCTTGAGAACATGATCCCGACAAATATGATGCCGTTCCTGAACAACATCACGGACTACGCGATCTACGGAAGCGAAAGCCGTTCTGACCTCGCGATGTACACCAGGGTAATCGATCTCGCAAAGCAGGTATACCAGCTTATCAACAGTGATGACCTGAAAGTGCAGAAGGTACATAGGGCATTCATGTCCGGCCTGAGCGCGATAAGTTCGGTGACTGGCCTGCCGATGTCCAACATCATGAGAGACGCCATAGCTATCTGGAACACCATGGTAGGCGATGTCCTGCCGCAGTACGGCATAGACACAGAGTTCGGATCGTGGAAATTCCAGACGGCTGCTGACAAAGCAGAAGTAGGTTACGAGCAGTTCGTAAAGGCGGTACAGAATGACAATACGCCGAGAGCGACGTACATCTACGGACAGATGATCAGCAACGGCCTCGACAACAGCGGAAACCTTGACAACAACATAATCAACTACTACAGGAAGCACGCCTCGGACAACGTGAGCGAAGAAGAGAATGCCGAAGTGCTGAACAAAATCATGACAATCCTTGGAATTGACAATGCCGAAGAACAGTCTGAAGAAAGAGCTGCATGGTGGGCATACGCCGGAGAGCATCCGGATGCATTCCTGGCAGACAGCAATGCGTTCAAGTCATACTACGAGAAGATCTATCCGAGCGGCATTGACCCTGACACCTACTCCGATTACCGCGAGAACCTGGAATATGCCGTAGGCGTAGACGCGAACGGTGACGGTAAAGCGGACAATGGCACGAAGCAGATTGCTGTTGCACAGCTCATCGATTCGTACAAACTTACGGATGCACAGAAGGATCTGCTCTACAGAAAGGAATATCCTGACGGTGACCTGGGCGTGGTACCGTGGCATACCGGAGCAAAGGGCGAGCAGAACCTTGTACAGATGCAGCTCACCAGGAAACAGAACCAGACCTACATCTCAACCGTGAAGCAGTCCGGTATCGAGGTGCAGACCTATAAGGACTATCTGGACTTCGTAGACAATGCGAAGGGCATTGATGCAAACGGAGACGGCAGAGCTGACAACGGTACAAAACAGGCGGAGATCATCGCCTACATTGATTCCCTGCCGCTGACGCCTGATCAGAAGGACGTATTGTTCCTGCTGAATTACGAATACAAGAACCTGAACAAGGCTCCCTGGCACAAAAAGTGAGGTTTTACCTCAAATTTAGGGGGGGTGTACTTTACCTCCCCTTCTCCCTATAATCGAGACAAAGAGGTGAGATAATGAAGAGAAGAACGACACCGACGATGCAGGTCCGGTTTAACCTTGTCAAGAATGATGATATATCCACAATCGAATTTTTGTTCAGACAAGAGCGATCAGAAGACAGTGAACCGTACCTGCTGAAGACATACCCGACAGATGTAACATATGACGCAGCGAGGGACCGGTACCTGATCCCATGGACAGAAGAGGAAACGGCAAAGTTCCTTGAAGACCATGAGTTTTACATGGATACACGGATCACGTTGGAAGGCAATAATGCGGTGCCAGAAACGAACATTGTTAAGCTCGTGATGAACGGTACATTGTTCGAGGAGGATGATGAATAATGCTTGTTAATGTTAATGTATTAAATGACGGCATCCAGGGGCGTGACGGCGAGGCCCCGTATATCGGTGAAAATGGTCACTGGTACGTGTACGACAACGAAACGAACCAGTGGATCGACTCCGGTGTATGGGCTGGCAACGGTCCCACGATCTCAGAAGTGTACGTAAATGCGGATAAGTCCATCACGTTCTATTTCGGGGACGGTACGAACTACACCACACCTTCCCTTAAAGGCGCGGACGGGAACAAGATCGTTTACTGGACGTATGATAATAAAGCGCTATATCCGGAAGGCTATGATCCTGAAGGCGTATATCACCCGGCATCCTTTGGTGAAGTACAGCTCTTTGCATCGCAATTCCCGGACGGATACCCGGAAGAAGGTGACTATATCGTAACGAAGGGCGGTGCGCTGCTTCGCTGTACAGCAAGAGGATACCTCGGCTTCTTCGAAAGCGCATCGTGGAGATGCGTAGCAAACTTTAACGGTTCGGCTACGATGGGTGATGAATTCACAGTGAACCGTCTCTTCGCAACAGACTATGCAAACATTGTCGGGCTTATGTTCAAGGAAGTAGTCATCGGCGGTGTAACCCATTTCCGGATAGAGTAAGGAGGCTATAATGGCTGAATACACATATACAATCGGGCCTACGCAAGCAACTGGCGGTACGCATCCTGAGTATTACTCAGGGCAGATCCGTCTGAAGCAAACGCCAAATTCCGCGAACAATACATCTCTTATCGAGTACTGGTTTGAGATCTGGCCAAATATTGAAAGTGCATGGAATTATACGCTGAACAATGAGGTAACAGTTAAGATCGACGAGACAACGGTAATTGATACACCGAATATCGGAACCGTATCTATGACCGGCAAATCTTTGTCAAATCCGCTCGTACTTTATCACGGTACGAAAACTGTACCGCACAATACAGACGGCTCAAAAACGCTGAAATGCGAAGCCACGTACAGGCAGACAAACCCGAACCAGACGAACATGGGCAAGATCTATGTCAATGGTACGAAAGCTCTTGCTACTACCAGATCGATTGCTGAGATCTCTTCCTGTCCAAACCTCACGCTGAATGGATCAAACAGTCATACCGTAGGCTGGGCAGCTTCTCAGTCCGGTGCGTATTACCAGGTGGTCTGGAAGTACGGCGATACTGTTCTGCACACAGGTCCTATGCTTACCGGCACAGGGAATGCAATGTCATCCACGTGGCCTATGGTACCTGTAGACATAGCATCGTACGCACCGAGCGGAACGTCTCTTACACTGACTGCAGTCCTTAATACGTACTCGACGTCCAGCACATCAACGCTTGTAGGATCTGATTCCGAAAACTTCACATGCACGTTTGATGTGACTCACATGGGTCCAGAGATCGGTGATATCACGCTGGCGTACTCAAACCTTCAGGGCAATGCATTCGTTGGTGGAAAGTCCAGCGCAACGGCGACATGGACAGCCACTCCACAGGCCGGCGCTACGATCGCATCATCTACAGCATGTTACACAATCCACAATGCGAGCACCGGTGCATACGTTGACATTGGAGGCACGAGTGTAAGCTCCGGATCACCTGCCGCTCTTGCAACGCTGCCGAATACTGTATTCATGTCTTCGGAAGCCGCGAATATTTGCGTAAAGATCGTTGTTACAGACTCACGCGGTCAGAGCAGCACGAAGTACTCCAATACGTTTATTGCATACAGGTATCTTGATCCTGCAATCCGTATGCTCAGCCTGGAACGGTGTGACGAAGAAGGAAATGCAGATCCGAACGGAACGTACTTTAATGCCTATATAGCGTACTCCATCGCATCACTTGGAGCACAGAACGAGAAGCACCTTGGAATCAGTTACTTCTACAGTTCTGATCGTTCATATCCTGAAGCATGGATTACCCCGGATGTGGATGATCCTACCGGTTATACACAAACAACTGTCATTGGCCCATATGAGCTTCCTACAGGAAGTAATGAACCAGTCATTGCCATAGCTTATGCGTGGGATGCATATACAGCGTCAGATAAAGCAAGCAAGGAAGCACGTCTTCGCGGCGGCGCGGTATTTATTGACGGCATTACAAATGTCAACGGTGACAAGCTGTCTGTTGCGTTTGGAAAGGTTTCTGATGCCGTAGACGAGGCCCAATTTGGGTGGAAGATTGTAGCTGAAGGCGGTTTCCAGGTAATCAATGACAAAGGAATTGCTACAGAAAAAAGCATAGAGGTAGATCCGGATGAAGGCATTATTTTCTATGAGGATGACGAGCCGGTGCTCACGATATCCCCGTCGTCATTCATTACAACTTCAGAGATAGAGGATATCATTGATCTTATAACGTAAAGAAAGGCAAAATATGATTTACTTAGCATCTTGTAATCATGATGAAGCTGGCCGGCTTGGTTGGGAAGGTAAATCCCAGGCCGGCGATCAGACCGGATCTGAGGTATCGATCGTCCCGTACCTGACATGGGACCCGAAGGTATGGAAAGCAGTGTACCGCGCTGAAGATCCGATGGTGGCATGGAACATTGGTCAGGCCGGCATTCAGATGTGCAGAAACAATAACATCGGGTATGATCAGTCTCAGCGTCTTACGTTCTATGAGCAGCTCATGCAGACCGGCAACATTGATCTTATCAGCGTACCCTGTGAGACGGACTGCTCCGCTGGTACCTGCGCATGTATCATCGTTGCCGGCTATCATGACTTCTGGAATAACCTGAGGACGGCGTACTGGGATGAGTACATCATGAAGTACGGCAAGTTCATCAAGTTCGCTGGCGAAGAGTACACCAGGCATCCGGATCTGCTGCATGTGGGCGATATCCTCCTGAAGGATGGCCATGTGGTCATCGTGGTAGAGGCACAGGATCCGCGGCAGCACAGCATGACGCCGAAGTACGTGCTTAAGTGCACGAAGGCAACCTGGGTGTATCGTGATCCTGTCGCAGCTGCATCGAACATCTACATGGGCCATCCGCGCATCGGTGTTGATAACCTCGTGGATTATTGCGATGAGACAGAGAACTTCTATTTCGTCCGGATTATCAATAAGTTCGCCTGGGTTCCAAAGGCGGCGATGACACGTAAAGACCCAGTGATTGCCTATGAGAAAGGCGACACGGTCGTCTTCCGTGGAGGGATACTGTATGGATCTTCGTATGCTGCCTCTAAAGGGATTAAAGTGAAGGAATTCCTCGGCGAGATCACCAATATCGTCAACGGATCACATCCATATTACATCTGGTCCTACGCTTATGAAGGCTGGGCAGATAAGGAATCAATAGAAAAGGTATAAGAATGTTTGTACAATGTAATCCGAATCCTAAGAATGCCCGTGTTGGAGACTGCGTGATCCGCGCTATTGTGATCGCGGAGAACAGCACCTGGGAGAAGATTTATTCCGAGCTTGCTGCCTACGGGTACATGATGTGTGACATGCCGAGCAGCAACGCGGTCTGGGGCAAGTACTTAAAGGATAAAGGATGGAAGCGCGGCGTCGTAGAAGACACCTGTCCGGATGACTGCTACACGATCAGAAACTTCTGTGAAAATTACCCGACAGGTAATTACATCTTAGGTACCGGATCGCACGTAGTGGCTGTAAAAGACGGAAATTACTATGACACATGGGACTCAGGGAATGAATCACCGATCTATTACTGGAAGGAGTAAAAATGGCAGGATGGCCTTATTTGCAGAACAATAACAGCGGACCTTATCCACCTCAGCAGGTACCAAATTATGTGCCGTATACGACTCCGGCAACACCGCAGCAGTCTGGGATCCTATGGGTTCAGGGTGAAGCTGGTGCCAAGTCATATTTGGTAGGTGCCGGTCAGAGTGTACTGCTCATGGATAGTGAGAATCAGTGTTTCTATATCAAGAGCACAGACGCCTCCGGTATGCCGATGCCGCTTAGAACCTTCGACTACACAGAACGAGTACAGAATTCTGTACTTGAACATACGGACTATGTCACCCGCGAAGAATTTGATCGGTTTGTCAATGAGATGAAAGGAGTATTGAATGAATCCGCTGTTTAATCTGCTCGGTGGTAGATCTGCACTTCCCGGAAACATGCAGAACGTTTTGACGAGGTTCCAGCAGTTTAAGAACACCTTCAACGGAGATCCCAGACAGCAGATCCAGCAAATGCTGAACTCTGGTCAGATCTCGCAGGAACAATATAACAAAGCAGTTCAGATGGCTAACGAACTGCAAAAGCTTTTACATTAATTTCAACCACAAGATGCGCATAGTGGAAGAAAAATATAATTTGGAGGTGCATAAATATGGCACTCGCAGAATCAACAGGCAATGGCATCCCCGCAACAATGCTCGTTGGACCTACCGGCGGTAACGGATTTATGGGCGGTAATGCATTCGGAAATGATGGCTGGTGGATCATCCTTCTCTTCATCCTTCTTGGTGGCTGGGGCAATGGCTTCGGCGGCGGAAACGTTGTCGCAAACGCAGACGGTGCTGTGCAGAGAGGCTTTGATCAGGCGTCACTCATGAGTGGACTTGGTGACATCCAGAACGCGGTGGCTTCCGGTTTTGCCGGTATTGCGCAGCAACTGAATGCGAACCAGATCGCTGATATGCAGAACGCATTTTCTATGCAGCAGCAGTTCTCAAATTGCTGTTGTGAAAACAGATTAGCCACAATTGGCACACAAAACGTAGTTCAGCAGGAAGGTGCCGCGACTCGTCTTGCAATCCAGCAGCAGACACAGGCCATCCTCGACAAGATGTGCCAGCAGGAGATTGACAATTTGAAGGCTCAGAGCGTTGCGCT